ATAATGGATATTTTTAAACAAACCCCTAAACTTTTCTCATTAAATATAGAAAAAATAGCATCAGAAAAGAAGTTAAATCATTTAGATGCTGTGTTATATTATTGTGAGAAACAAAAGGTAGAGGTTGAATCTGTAGTCAGATTATGCACAAAAGCACTCAAACAAAAAATAGAGGCTAATGCAATGGAATTAAATTTATTGAACAAAGATTCTTTAGGACATGGAAAATTACCTATTTGATTTTTATAATTACAAATTAAAATATGATGAAACAGTTTTTTTACCCACAACTATTAGTAAATTAACTGCTCCTAAAATATTTGTAAAAAATAAAACAGTTTTAGACCTTGGTTGTGGAATTGGACCTCTTGCAATTTATTTTGCAAAGAATGGTGCAAAATCTGTAACGGCCTCAGACATATATGATAAACATATAAGTTTTACAAAGACAAATGCAGAACATAATAATGTTGATATTAAAGTAATAAAAAGTGATTTGTATGATAATATTACAGAAACTTATGATGTTATTTGTTGTGATGTATCTGGTGTAAGTAAAAAAGTAGCAAAATTTACAGATTGGTTTCCTAATGGAGTTCCAACGGCAGATGACACAGGTGCCGATATTATTTGTAACGCTATAAAACAAGCATCAAAATATTTAAATGATAATGGGGAGTTATATATTTGTACAACATCATTTTCTGATTTACATAAAATACAAGAAATGATGTTTGAGCCTATCATAGTTTTTGACAAAGATATACCCTTTTCTAAAGAACTGATTAATAATGTAGATAAGATAAATCCAAAAAGTTACAAACAAAAGAGAACAAGATATACTTGGAACTTTTCTTTGTGGAAAATGAAAAAAAAGGGTTGACAATACACTATGTTATATGATAAAACTATTAAATATCCGTACACCTTTGAAAAATATTGGATGGATTGTAGGTTTAACATTAAATGGATTCATAGAATTATGGAAGAAAAAGGTTTATCATTTCACTATCCAAAACAACTAGAATCAAAACTAAAATTTCAAGCTTATTATGAATGGAGAAAACAGATATGATGAAAGATGCATTTGAAAAAGCAGGCTTTAGTAAAGATGCCCAAGTAGAAAATTTAAAAGAAACAATCAAAGAATTAGAATATAGTTGTGCAACTCTTCAACGTCATAATGATCAGTTAGTTGAAAGAATTAGAAAACTATCTTCAAGACAATCTAGTAAGACTAGGTCTTATCGTAAATGACATCTTTTCCTTTTAGTTTAAATCATGTGGTTTTCGGAAATGGTGAGTCAAGAAAATTATTTATTTGGGAACATCTTTTCAAAATGACTAACTATGTTACTTGGGGCTGCAATGCAATTTATCGTGATATAAAAGTTGATAATTTAGTCGTTGCAGATTATGGTATGCAACAAGAGATTGTTGAATCAGGTTATGCAAGGAAGAATAAATGTTACTTTGCAAATTGGAATGTTCTTCCTAGTGACCCCATGTTAGAATATCTAACTCATGAATTTAAACCAGAGGATAGACATTTTGCAGGTGAAGATACAGGTCTGTGTGTAATTCAAGGAAGTCATGCTGAAAAGATGATTGAGGAACACGGAATAACAGAAGAAGATAAGATTAATAAAATTAAAAAAGATAATGGAATATATGTGACATATATTGACAAAAAAATGAAAATTGAACCTATAACAGACCCAGATGGTTGGTCTGCTGGAACTACTGCAATCCATCTTGCTTGTCAAGAGGGTGCAGAACAAGTATATATGTTTGGATTTGATTTATCCACCTATGGAAAGCCCATAAATAACATATATAAAGGCACTAAAAATTATTTAAGTGCTGATGCATTAGGATTTAACCCAGTTAATTGGAAGCATCAATTGTTTTTAACATTTAGTGAATTTTCAAATGTTAAATTTAAATGGATTTTCCAAGATGAATCTGATAGTTTAAATGTCAGAACAAAGACAAAACTAGGTCAATGTTCTAATGTAGAATTTTTAACATACGACAACATACGATAACACAAGGAGAAAATAATGTCATTAGACACTATAAAACGTAACAATTCGTTAGATAAACTTCTTTCAGCTGTGAAAGAAGAAAACGCCCCTCAAGAAAAAACTTCATATGTAGATGAACGATTATGGAAACCAGAACTTGATAAATCAGGTAATGGATATGCTGTAATTCGTTTTCTTCCATCTGTAGAAGGTGAGGAATTACCTTGGGCAAAACTTTATTCTCATGCATTTCAAGGGCCGACAGGTCAATGGTTTATTGAGAATTCACTCACAACTATAGGACAGAAAGACCCTGTGTCTGAGTACAATTCTAAGTTGTGGAATACTGGTGTAGAGTCAGATAAAGAGATCGCAAGGAAACAAAAAAGAAAATTGCAATACTATTCAAACATCTATATTGTTTCAGACCCTAAACACCCAGAGAGTGAAGGTAAAGTTTTTCTCTTCAGATATGGAAAGAAAATCTATGATAAACTGATTGCAGCTATGCAACCAGAGTTTGAAGATGAAACACCTATCAATCCATTTGACCCAGAATCTGGTGCGAACTTTAAATTAAAGATTCGTAGAGTTGATGGCTTTTGGAACTATGATAAGTCTGAATTTGAGGCACCTTCAAAACTCTTTGAAGATACAAAGAAGATTGAAACTATCTGTGCTAGTGCATATTCTTTAAGTGATTATACTGCAAAATCTAATTTTAAATCTTATGAAGAATTAAAAACTAGATTAGATGTTGTACTATCTGGTACGACAACTGTAGGAAATATTGCTGAAAAGAAAGAAGAAAAGATAGACATTAATGATGAAATACCTGAAACTTTTAAAGAGCAATCCTCTGCAAAAGAAGATGATACAATGTCATACTTTGAAAAATTAGCACAAAACTAAAATATTAGACCCCTGCTTATCTCTCTAATACGTTAAATAAGTAGGGGTTTGAATTTACTTTAGGAGTGTTCCCATTAACAGCTGTTGTTGAAGAGGAATTATCAACACTAGTAGCATAGTTATAGACAATAGTTGTCGGTTTACTTGCAGCCATTTCTATTCCTCTAAATCCCAAAACATCTTGTCTAGCTGCTAAAGCACCCGCCTCTAGTCCAGCAACGCCTGCAGCTTTGATAGCAGGGTTAACACTTAAGTTATAAGGTGTTCCACCATTTACATTATTTAAACCTAAAATGTCTGCCATTCCTGGCACAAATACATTGCCTCCACCTGCTGAAGAACTCCCAGCAGTTGATTGTGCTAATTGAGTGTCTGCATCTAATGTTCCAGCTGATGAATTTAATATTTTATTTAAATTAAATCCCATAAAATCTTCTAATGCAGTAACAGGCCCTCCCAGCATCCATTGTGCAAGACCTGTCGCTATTTGATCTCCTTTCATATATCCAAATATACCACCACCAACACCTCCAATTAGATTACCTACAAGTGGAACCACACCCCCCACAGCACCTCCAAGAAGAGCACCTAAAGCAGCACCACTAAGACCACCCATTAATCCAACAAGACTTGTAACTTTTTCTTTCATTGGAGCACCAGAACGATAAATATTAATTAAATCATTGATTGCTAAAATTCTACCAACCATTGGTATGAATTTTGATACTCGTTGTACCATACCTAAAAATTTCATGAATCTACTGCCCGACTTTAATTTAAGTATTCCTTGTCCACCTATAACTTGATCAATAACTGTATCTGTTTTAATAAACTTACCAGATTCAACATCTTGAAATCTTAAACCACTTTTACCAGCACGAACTGCTTTTACTTGTCGTTCGGTACCACTTTCATCTTTTAGATCGTATGTCTGTCCAGCTTTAAATCCTCTATCTTTTACAGACATCGCCCCACCAGAACGACTTACTTGAGCTCCTATGTTTCCTGCTCCTCTTACTCCTGCCATATTTCTTAGTGCCATTCCTATATTTCTAACTGTTCCCACAACAAGTGCTAAACCACTACCTAGTAGCACAAGTGATGAAGTAATTGCAAGTTGCTTTATGTTTTTTTTAAATTCTTCAAGGTCCTCTTTTGTTGATATATTTAATTCTATTATTGCTTGATCAAATCCAGCGAGAAAACCATCATCTATGAACGCTTTTGTTATTTTTTCTAAAGATTTAAATATTCCAATAACTGCTTCTTCAAATTTTTCTATTATTTTTACCCCATTTGTTAAAAGATAGTTTGCCATATCTTTAAATGTTTGACTATTTAAAAATTTTACTAAAAGAGGTATCAATGCGATCAAAGCTAAATTTTTAAGAACTCCAAAAAGACTTCTTGTGGCACCTACTACCGCCCCAGCACCTGGTATTTTCAAGAGTGTTTCTGATAAACCAGAAAATGCATTTTTCATACCTTCAAATGTTGCAAGTTGTCTGGCTGAAAGTGCAAATTGTCTTGCTCGCATGGATAAGTCTTTTGCATCTGTTAATCTTTTTGCCCTTTTCTCTTCTTGATCAATTTTGAATTGCATTTCTTGACCAGCAACAGATTTTTTAAACTCGTCTAGAGTCAAACCTTGTGCTTCAGCAAAATCATTCATTTTCTGTTTAGTATCTTCTTGAACTTTTTTAGATTCTCTTATCTCTTTAAGAGTTGCTTCACCACCCTTGACATTTTTTGCCATTTCTTTAAACAGAATATCTCTTTTTTCATTAGCAAGTTGTTCTTGAGCATCTTCTTTTGCTGCCCTTTGTTCCTGCTGCTTCCGTAATTTTTCTACTTCATCTGTCATTATTTTTTACCTAACGCCTCTTTTGCATAAAAAGCTGCAACTATGGCTGCAACGGACACGAAATATGTTGGTGCCATATCTCCAAGTATTTTTCCAGCGGTTTCTAATTCTACAAATTCTGCAAGGACAACTGCAAAAGGATATAATAACATACCAAACAATGCAAACCACGCCATGTTACGTTGTGCATCTGCTTTCTTATCTTCATTTTCTAATCTCATCATTTCTTTGCTCATTGCTAACTCCTCGTCACTTACCACGCCATCACCATCAACATCAAAATCTGCATATTTAGAACCTGATTGCAATTTTTTTTGTGCGGCCACGATTATCTCCTTTTATTTTTTGCTTTTTGTTCTTCCTCTTTTCGTTTTCTTTCTTCTTCTTTTATGTGTTCAAGTAAAAGTGTTATGTAAACTTCTCTTTCCCACGGTATCATATTTTCTAACTCTTCTAAACTATATTTATGATGTTGTATCAAACCAAAATTAGTTTTATAGTAATTTTCAAGTGTTTCATGAGCAAGTGTTATCCTAAAAAATTTTGTAACCCTTCCACCGTTACCTCTCCATCAACACCTGTATTCGGATTTTTTACCATTACTGAGTGTGACAATCTAGGCATAGTGTTAAAAAAATTTGTTATTAAATCAAATTGGCTTGTTGTCATTTGACCAATAAAGTCCTCGAGGTCTGCATCAGAAAAATCTACTCTATTGATAATATCATCTCCATTATGAATTTCTTTGATACACCTATGTAAAATATGAAAGACTAACTCTAATTCATTTTTATCCTCCATTCCAAGCATATCATTTAATTTTGGATAATCAAGAATTACTTTTATATTGTCTGTTACTTTTATTTCATTTGTATGATTATCAAAAAATTTAACTTTTATTTCATCTAGTCTGATATTTTGTTTGACTCTTGTTTTTTCATCATCTGAACAAAGAATTGATAATTCAACATTTTCTCCAACAGATTTTGATCTTAATTTTATAAAAATATATTCTATATCAAATGTTGGTAGATTGCTTACATCTAACTTTCCAAAAGTACAATTATCAATTATTTTGATAATAGCTGTGTTTGCCTCTCTAGCATCTTTGCCTTCATTTGCGATTAATAAAAGTTTTTGTTCTTTAACTAAAAATGGTCTGTATTGTACTTCTTGACCAGTAGATGGAAGCGACAACGAATACGTTGGCGTGTTTAGTTGTGGTAATGACATATTTTTCCTTTCAATTCAAATCAAAAAATTATAACCCAGGTGGACCATTAATAAGTCTATTTGCTAAGGCTAGACCAGCACTATTTCTAAAAACATTATGTCTATCAGATGTTAATTTTTGTTTTAGCATTTTTTGGCCACCTAAGTTGAGAGATACATATTTTCTATATTTCCAAGTAACCGAGAAAGTATTTATTGAGTTAAAATTACCATAATCATAAGTTAAATCTCCAACAGTTATTGGATAACACTCAAGTAATTTAACACCATAAACTCTATTACCTGCTCTGTTTAATTGAAAAATTTCTAACTCTCCAATATAATCTTCATAATAACCTATCGTATAATCTTCTGGGTCTACTGCTAATGCTTGCCAATCATCTATTAAAATTTTCTCTCTATTATCAACTGAACAACGAACTATTGCAGTAACGTCTGGAAAAGTTTCACCTGTGACAACTTCTCTTGCAGGCCCATAAAACTGTTCTGTTTGTGTTTCTAAAGTTTTACCTGGTAATGTAATTTGAGAAACAGCTATGGAGGTTTCTCTGATTAAATCCGAATTTGCGTTTGAATTTCTATTTGGGTGTAATATGACTTCATAATTAGCAGGCTCGGAATACATTTTTCCAGAAATACTATCTATTGTTGTTTCTGGTTTTTCATTTATCCTCTCATTGAGTTTATACATATCTGGTTCTGGCATCTTAAATCATCTTTCTTGAATCCGAATATACTACAGATTCATTTGCTTTCTTAAACCTTTGCACTGGTAATAATGTTGCGATTGTAAATTCATCAGCATCTATTCTTCTGAAATTAGACTTTACTTTCCCATACAAATATCTTTTAAGTGTAGGTTTTACTAAACTTATATTTTTAACATTATTAAAGTTAATACTTATTATTGTTGTTTCATCA